AGTGCTTTTCATCGACCTTATTTTTTTCTGATTTCTTGTGAATATCAGGGAATATTTTTGCGACGGGCTTACAGTCTCGAATCGCTGGATCAAGTTCGAGGTTTACATATTCAGCCGCCGCGCCATCATCTTCGCGCCAGATACCTAAATTTCGTTTTTTATGTTCACCAAGGTAAAGCACTGCAGCGGTTAGCATTTTCGTGTAACCGATTCGCGCTGATTTGCGCATAGAAAATTCTGTTACATCGTCATTCCCCATCAGATTTAAGGGGACGATTTGTACCGGCTGCGTGGTCCACGGACCTTCAACATAAGACGATTCTGGCGATAAATAAAAATGCTTGTCTGACCATTCAACTGCCGTTAAAGGCTTAGATATCCTGAGCGGGTTCAGCCCCTTCCTGACTGCCGTCCGGATCGACTGGAGTGTAGTCAGATAGGTCGAGTTCAATGTCAGCCAGCCCGTTGCATAAATCAGCGATTTGTTTTTTCGCCGCATCGACTGACCGCGCCGTCATTGACGGGTCAGCCACTTTTAATTTCATCGGCAGCGCTTGAAGCTGCGCAACCATCATTTCTGATAGTCGTATAACGGCATCAGATAGCAGCATGACCGGCGCGTATTCTTGACGCATAACAGCGAGCCGGTGCTCGCGAATATCTGCATCAGCCTTCTTTTTTCGTGCATCTTGAAGCGGAATATTAATGCCGCCGACGATGTCACCCGGTGCGGTATCACTTCCGCTTTCTGAGTCGGGATTTGTTTGCCCAGTTTTAATGCTGCGCAAATAGCCGATATAACGCTTTCTACAGTCGTCGATATCTAAACCGCCTTTGCCCTTCGTGCCAGCAAATACGCCGTCTGTAATCAAATTACGAACTTGGCGGTCGCTGATAAAAAGATGTTTTGCGACTTCGGTTTGAGTTGCCATTTTACGTAATTCCGGTTTTCCGGTTTTCCGTAAAACGGAAACGGAAACGCTTTAATTTTTTTTACCCTTAGCTACACACTTTCCGTGCCCATCTAGCCCACGTGGTGGGGGGTTCTGGGAAGAACCTAGACTAGGGGGTGTCGTGTATAACCCGTTGATTTTAAAGGTATTTCTTAACCAATAATAACCATTATTAAAAAACATTCTTACCTTAACTTTTAGTAAGGGAGCCGCCTAAGCCAAGTGGGTAGCCTGACTTAGACGGCGGGGGAAACCACCGAAGTGGTTAGAGATTGCGCGGTGGGTGGCCGCGCTGGGGAAGTCAGTTATCTGTTACTTTCTTGTGCACCTTCAACACATCCTCTGTCCGGATCGCATCGGGCCAATGCTTTGGCCGGGTAGTTAATAATGTCGACCATGACGCTGTGTTAATTTGATTCTTTGAGCTGGTCAGTGTTAACGATTGCAGCACCTTATTAATAAATATTAATAACGCGTTGTCTTTTGGGTTTGGTGTACTGTTAGCCAATAACTGAAGCAGTGGCATCAGCGCAATGAGTAATGCCACCACTGTCGAACCAATCGGATATTTATTAACGACCAGCCCAACCAGCGCGGCGGCAACTAATGCGCCATCGGCGTTATGATTACTGTCAGTAACTGGTTTTGGTGCTGCTAATACTGAATCATTTACCGTGGTCTCTTTCTCTGTTTCTTTGTCATTTGCTACTGTCGAATCAGTGGCTTTATTAATGACCAGGCTATCCAGTAGGCCAAACATAAACGCTGTCTTTTCGCCGTTGGCGGCCAATGCTGGTGATGATGCACAGGCAAACAATGCCATAGTGATCATGACGGTGATTATTGATTTCATTTTAGGCCTCTATTAATTCGATGTGTGGTAAGTCGTTAAAGTTGCTGTCAGCGTTATTGCCATCGTTATCCCAATCGCCGCCCCACCGGATAGCCACGCCTTCTTCTACGGCGGCGGCCATAAATAAACCGGCTAATACACAAAAGCGCTGTTTATCGGCCCATACGTCGACGCCGTTAACGACGGCAGGATATGGCAAAACGTCGATGGCGTGGCTTGGGTATTCGTTATGCTTACCCTTTTTGTTTACGCCGTCGATCTGACTCTTACCGGCGTGATAAAGGGATAGCTGGCGTTCTAACGGGCGATGGCCTTCAATTACTGAAAAATCAGTCACACCATAAGACAACACCCGGCGCGCTATTCGCTGAAGGCGGTCATCACAGGTCTGTAAGTTTGATTCAGAACGTTTACCAAACTTTAAACCTGACATTAGATAGACACCTTTTTTAACGCAATAAACACTTTTAAAGACCACTCAATCGAGCGTAAACCGCCCATGGCAGCAAGAAATATCATTAGCCAATACTCAGGGCCAGAAAGCCCCTTAAGAAGGCCTAGCGCGTGAAATACACCCGCGCCAACTAAAGCCAGAATCAATTCGCCAGCTAAGCGGCGAATATTGATTGGCTCCGTGCCTACTAATCTATAAGCAATTACTACAGACATAAAAACCGCCATGGAAATATACAAATGATTGTCAGCCCAAAAACCGACTGTCGTGTCTATTGTTTCTTTCTCAGGCATCTGACCATCTCGTTATTGGGTGACTACCCAGCGCGAATGCGCGACATAAAAAAACCGGCGCAAGGCCGGTTTAAAGATTGTTTTACATGTGGGCCTCTCTCGATGTGATAGACCTCTATACAGAATTTTTCGCAGTATAGAAAAAATGCCGTTTTTTATATGACATGTAAATACTTAAGTAGCAAAATAATTTAATTAAGTAGTAATTAGCTTGTTTTACAGTGTTTTTCTCGCATTCGATCAATATCAGAACCTAAGTTCTTGGCGGTTTCGATTGCAGATAATCGGCGGGCGACTGACTTAACCAATTCCGTAACTGGTTCATGGTCATCATTAAAATCACCTAACGCTGCTCTAATTCTTTTTGCTAAATTTTCCGATAAATTTGTTTTGTTGGTTGAATTAGACATGGATTGCATAAACCTCAACCGGTAAAGGCCCAAAGTGCGGGTGTGTGATTGTTTGCTCTTCATAACCACGGTATGGCTTTGTGATTATTCTGCTTGTGTCGGTGGCCTTCGGATATCCTTTTTTAATATGTATATTGTCGTAATGTCGGCCCTCTAATCGACGACGCCAATATTCATTTTTTAAGCGATATTCAAAGGGCTTTTTTTTTGCTGCTATATCATCGAAATAGCAGCCCTTTAGATTTAGATGAAGATCTTTTGACATTTAACCCCCTTAAATAACACCTCGTTACGCGTCGATCTCGTACCTCGACGCGCGAACTCTTTGTTATATGGCTTCGTGTTCGGCCAGTATGTTTAGTGCTTTTGCTAGCTTGCTGTCGATATCATCACCAGCTTCGTGTTTATCAAATATGTCCTTGATGATTTCCCAAGCTTTATCCGATCTATTTTTAAGATCGGATATCTTCTCATCACGAAAGAGAACTTGATTTTGAAGCTTTATTTCACGACGACTAGCCATATAACAATTCCTTCAAAGTGGACTGTCGCTGTCGCTCCAGCCCGTTAAAATCTTGGTTATAAATCTTGAAAGGGGGCTGGCACTGATCCCCAGCATGGCGCGTCGGTGTCAGCTAAGTTTTTGGCCCTTTGCCCGCAGTCTTAGCCCTGCCCGTATCAGCCTACGGATTCCCCTTTCAAGATTTATAACAAAGCGTGCAATCTGGACGGCGCTGGAGCGCCGCCCATTAACGCCGGGTTATAGCGACACTTCGGTATCAGTCACCTTGTCAAATTCAAAGCTTATACTTACTCCGGGAAAATCAATCACGCCGCCGTCATCAAACTTATGAAGCTCGACATCATCGTATTTCTTGAGTAGTTCGATTATTTTTTTAGCTATTTCGATTTTTTTTTCAATCTCAGCCATGTGTCACCTATAACAATTCACTGTTGTCTTATTTCGCTGTCGCTCAAAAGCAAAGCTCTGGGTTATGGCGCCGGGTTTGGCTTGCAAGTTATATATAAAAACACATCCTCGCCTTTAGCCTCATAAAGCGAGTTCATTGCCTTATAGCAGTCCTGTTGGTCTTTGTAGCCATGCTCTATGTGTTGCGAGCAGATTCCAAGAACCCCCCATGTACATATTGTTAAAATCCATTCCATCTTTAACCTCCCGCGCAATAACAAGGCGCTCAAATGTGGATTGCTTCGCAGCCCGTTAGCTTGTGGTTATATGCCTACCTCTTAAAGGGGTCGTAGCCGTTCCAAAACACATCGAGCACTCGCCCCTTGTATTTGATGTATGCCCACGGATAAGTGTCCACCTGGTCGTAGGCAGAGATCGACTCGTCCAGCGTTGGGAATTCGTCGCTATATTTGCAATTTATTTCATTACCTTCATATTTTCCCGCTATCACGCTAAACACCTCTCCAGCGGCGGGTATATGGTTCACACGCTCTAATTCAATGATGTGAGACAGTGCTTTTTCGCTGACTACTTCAGCCATTTTTTCGCGCGTCATTTTTGCGTGATCAATGCCTAATTTTTCGGCAAGCTTAGCCATGGCGTTGTTCATTTTGATTCAGCCTTTTTGTGGGGATATCCACGGGCGCACCAGTTCGGATCTGCCGGGGCGTCAAATGGGCAGTTACAGGCTGGGTATGTGCAGTGGTTTTTTGGTAGCAACCAGTAACCTGTTGCCTCGACCATACATATCGCCACGATTTTAATTCCTACGGCTAAGCCAAAAATCGCGGCAATAATAATCACACCAATTATTGCAGAAAATATAATAATTGATTCCATAGTTAGCCCTGCCCTGTGGTTGCGTCCAGTTTTTGAAGACGGTTTTTAATACGCTTTAAATCATCGGCGGCGCTCGCGAATGTTTCTATCATTCGTTCAAGTAATTGATAGTCACCAGCAAAACTTTCGCGGGGCCGGCTTTCCGGTTTTCCGGTTTTCCGGTTTTCGTTGGATTTAATATTTTCTAAGGCCGTCTTTGCTTTTTGAATATCGGCCTTCACCGTCTGAGCTTTTTTGCTGATTGGACGCTGGGTTATTTCTACCGGCGGCGCGGGGCGCGTTAGTGGGGTTTCCCCATTTGCCGCTTTTACGCCGTCGTCAGTTAGGAAGTTTTCACCGTCGATCAATACCGCTAGGCCTTCACGTCGCAACACGCTTAGAACGTTGGCGGGCTGACGGTCTGGCCAGTTGCAAGCCTCTCGTAAATCAGCGCTTGTGCATGGCTGCAGCTTTAGCAGTTGTTTTAATGCCATTTCTTTAATTGTCATGGCGTTGTTTGTATCGGTCATTATCACGCCCTCACGTCGATTTCTTTCACCAGCTCGGGCACCTCAATGCCAAAACTTTGAGAGAGTATATTTCGCGCGCGGTTGTATTCTTTGACGATCCCGCGCGCATCAAGACGCTTTGCCATTACTTCGCGCGGTACGCAATATTCACGACAGGCGGCGTTAAAATCATTGCGGCAATTCTGCAGCGCTTTAACTGTTTCGCGCAGTATCTCGCTTTCATCTTCGACCGGCTCTATTTCAATCGTGATCGGGTCATCTTGGTTTTTTGATAACACAACACCCAAAAAATAGAGAGTTACTAATAAAACCAAAATCAACACGGTATAAATCGCTTGGATATCCATTAGTAAACCCCCTGTATCGCATACGCTTGTTGTGGTGGTGTTGTACCGCGCGGCCATGTTTGTAATTGCTGATAGTTTGCGGCGGCGGCTTGATGTTGATTAAACGGTGCACCGTTGCTGTGCCAGTAGCCATATTGCTGGTTTTGTTGTGGTGCCTGTTGCGGCGCGTTTGGATTTTGCGGGGGATTGCCTTGTCCGTGATTACCCGGCGCTGGCTGATAGCCGCCGTTATTATGTTGGCCATGTGCTGGGTCTGAATCACGGCGTTTTGATAAAAACTGGACATCAGTGGCGATGATTTTATGTTGCGTGACGTTTTTATCGCCAATGACGATTTTATACGTTCGCAACTTGCCCTCAATGTATAGCTGATCGCCCTTCTTTACGTACTTTTGCACACGTTCAGCGAGTGCGGCTTGAAACTCGATTGGGTGCCACTCGGTGACATCGACTTTCTGATTGCTTTGCTTGTCTGTATAGCTTTCATCGGTTGCTATACTAATGCGCGCGGCTTTATCGCCTGACGCAAACGTTTGAATATCTGGGTCCGCGCCAACGTGACCGATTAAAGTAATTCTGTTTTTACGTGCCATGGTATGCCCCTTTATATTGTTTTACGTAATTCCGGAAAACCGGAAAACCGGAAAACCGGAAAACCGGAAAACCGGAATTTTATTAATCCGTTTAAGAAATGCCTTCTGGTTTTTTATCTAAAACGTCTCGGTGTCCATAACTGTCAGGCGGCGTTACCACCCCCCAACTTTCAAGTTCGTCAACTAATCGCGCGGCGTGGTTGTAACCAAGTTTGAAATTGCGCTGAATTCCGGAAATTGAACATTTTTGGTTTTCAACAACGAACCTCCGAACACTCTGATAAAGTTCATCATCTAGAGCCGGAACATTAACTTCGATCACATCAGGATGGGCGGCGATTGGCTCTGATCCTTGACCGACTTTGTATGTCATGGTCTGGGTTGAATCAGTTGGCATATTTAAAGACGCGGTAGCCATCACTTTAGAAATTAGAGAGGTTCCAATAATTGCGGTTCGCTGCATATCAAGTGCTTTTTTTAATATGCCTTCGATTTCAAGCTGGTCACCAAATGCCACTTTTACTGCGTGTTCTACGTCGTGCGCCGTGCCTGCTGTGAGCACCATGTTCGCGTGTAGGTCGGCCAGCGCGGCTTCTTTTTCGTCTTCGTGGGTGCTTTTGATGATTTCAAGATGGCCGGGGATACGTATTGCCGTGTATTGCCCGAAACGATCAAGCACAACGTCAGCGATAACGCTGTCGGCTTCGGTATTCATCACACTGACAGACACCTGAAACGGCTGGTAACCGTCATCTAATGCATCGGTGATAACCTGGGCGTCATTAGCTTGGCCGGTCACGATGATGTTTTTTGAGGCTTCTTTTTCAAGGTATGCGCCGTCATGCAGTTGCAGGCCTTGAACACCTTGAATCATCCACTGTCGGTAATGTTCGCGCGGGTCGCCTTTGCAGTTGCTATCGACGATGAAGCGCGGGCGGCGTGTTTCTTTTTCGTCAGCGGTTTCCACTTCGTAACCTGGCACGATGTGTTCTGCTAATAAGCGGCGTAATGTCGTCGCCAAGTCTTCTGACTTTGTGCCAATCAAAACGCGGTACCGGCGTAGGTCGAGCAATATTAAAATGCGTTTTGGCGTGGGCTGGATGTGCGGAAGGGCTTTTATCACAAAATCGTCGTGTATTGCTTCGCGCTCTAATTTGCGAACGCGACGGCCTTCTTCGTGCTCGATGATTTTGGCCTTCGCTTCGACCGATTCTTTAATGCCGGCGGCGTTGATCGCCTTGGTATCAATCCGGTAACACAGCAACAACAACCCGCACGAATCGGCGGCCACAACGTATTCACTGTTTATTTTATGCAACGGCGGCTCAAAGCCTGAGCCAGTTTGCTGTAGCGCCGTTAGCGGGCGTATGCGCATGGATTGAGCGCTTTGTTCGATATGATCGCGCCATTCGGTTGGCACCAGCGCGATTGGCTGGTCAGTGGCCGTGGTAGGCATTTCGATCTGATATGACGTGAGTTGTTTTAAAAGCATTTTCTTCTTCCCTTACCCGTTGTTCCGGTTTTACGTAATTCCGGAAAACCGGAAAACCGTTAAACCGCAATGCTCATTTGTGCATCTGCGGCAATTTCGTTAGCGCTCCCAAGCGCTTTACGTTGATCGACAATGTCAAAAATCAGGCTTAGGCGGCGTAAGGCGGCGTTGTCTTGGTTTTTTAGATTGTCTTGGAGTGCTTTCCAATGCGGTTGCATATCGCGCTGCCATGAGCTTTCAGGGCAGCCCGTTAGATCGTACAAATCGGCGCGGCTATATCGCTTTTTTCCTAAACGCTGAACGAAAGCGACTTGCTCCATTGCTGGCTGTACAAGTCGCATAATTCGTTCGCGCTGTTCTTCGGTGGTGCTGTGCAGGGTGCTGCTGTAGTCATCCCATAGATTCCGCGCGACGATTTCCATATCGTGATTGGCGGCGTCTGGGTGTCGGCTCGCATACGCCCAACGTACCCACGCGGCGGCGGGGGTTGATAGCTGGCGAATGGCGGCAACGTATGACCTGTTTTCGAGTTGTGACATGGTCACAGGCATGGGGGCAGACACAGGCGCGGACGACTGCACACGTATCGCGGCATAGTCAAAGCTGCGAGACGGTGCATGTACTGAAAACACTGAAAATATAAAACTTCTCAGATTGTTTTTACCGGCTTCTGTCAACATATTGCCCCCTAAATTAGCGGTTAGTGCGCGATACGCTTAAACCAGTACCGGATTCAATCGCGGCGGCTTCGGCTTGGGCGTAATCGCGTAAATCGTAGATTTCTTCTAGTGCTTTTTTGGCGGCGACTGGGTCGTCGGCGCTGTTGTAAACGCCGTCAGAAGCGATTTTTGCGATAGCGGTAATGGCTTCGCCTGCTTCAGTGACTAAACGGCCCATATCGGCGATTGAGCTGGCACCAGTGGCCAGCGATGGCACGGTTTCTGGTAATTGGGCGCGGATCTGATTAACAACGCGGGAGCGATACGAATCAGGCAAAGCGGCAACCCACGGCCAAAGCCACGCTAACGGTATTAAGCTGGTACCGTTCATGATGCGGCTGTATGTGTTTTGCATGTTGTTAATGCGAGCGGTGTATTCGTCAGCGCTGGAAGAATCGCCCGGTGGTTTTGGCCCCGGTACGCCATGCGTCTGAATTTGTGGCAATAAGCGTTTTTCGGCAAAGGTGCGCTGTGTATCTGCTGAATTCGCTAAGTAATCTTTTGTTGCTGACAGCAAGATACTATCGAGCGACAGACTATGAGAGTGGTCCATCATATATTCCCCTATCGTGTATTGTCCGACGCCAAAACCCAATAATGGCGATGCGGTTGTTTTCACACCTACAAATCTAACTATAGTTTAGTTTCTTGTAAAGCCATAGTTAATAAATATTGCATTTTGAGCCTGTAAGATCATCTATATGAAAAACACCCCATTTGTAGGAAAGGTCATTAGGCGCTTGCGGTTGTCTTTGCGAATGACTCAAGAAGACCTATGCGCGGCCACTGATTACAGGCTTTCAGCCGCTTATTTATCGAAACTCGAAAGAGTTCCGGTTAATTTTTCGTGGGCGATTTTTGAAGAAATATGCGACGTCTTATCTGTTGAAGCCTCTGACGTAATAAAAGAAGCGAAATCCGGGGATCTGGCTGAACTTCAGACTGGCGTAAGGGAAAGTGGCAAAGATTATATTGCTGCACCTCAAAATAGATCTGTTGATGTTGTCGATATGAACAACCAGAAAACCGGCAAATCAGTAACCATACCGGCGCGGTGTGCTACTGGGTCGTATGGCTATCATATTGATATGATAACAATGGAGAGTGATCGGGGCGGGTATAGCTACTACAGAAACGGCGTGGCTATTATTAGCCCCGTTAAAGATGCAAAACCCGGTGACGATTGTTTGTTTAATGTTGATGGAATCATGATTTTAGGACGTTATGAATTTGATGGTCGTCACCACTGGATTACCTATCTAAATCGAATGTACCCACCCGAAGCGCTCAATAGTAAAGATCAGATTCTTGGTTTAGTTACAGGATTTATCTGGTTTTCTGACGATAGCTTATAAATTTTAAACACTATAGTTGAATCTTGTTGTACACTGCTTTGAGCAATCAGGGCGGTTTACGCGTTTTTGACCGTTTTTTTTGGCTTTTTTCTCGCTTAATAGCTCAAAAGTGCCGGATGTGATACGTTTCGCGATGGCAAAAAAAAACCCGCAGTTGGCGCTACGGGTTTTTCGGGGCGGGCACACGGAAAGAGCCACACAAGAACTTTAGTGTAACCCTCCCTGTCATTAATTCAAGTATTATACGGTTTTCCGGTTTTCCGGTTTTCCGGTTTTACGTATGACGCGGAAGAAGCATGGACAAACACACAGGCTTAAAGACGTTTTGGCAAGATCGTTTCGGTGACAACGCACACCATGAAGACTGGTTAAACGAGTTTTCAAGCGATATTAACGCCACGGCGGCTGAAGTTGATATCGACTGGTATAAGTCGAACACGGCTAAATTATCCCCCGGGCGTTTACTTAAAAACAAAGACATCGCGGTAACAGACCGCAAGCAACGCCACTTGATGGAATTAAACTGGCGTGAAGCTCGTAACGGCATACGTTACCCAATCATTCAATTTACTACCCACGCCAACGGTGGGTCGACTGTGTTTTGGCACGGCTACGAAGCCCTGACGGAATTATTCGAGCGCGAAGGCGGGCGGCTGTTAAACGATGTCGAGCGCGATAAAATACGCACGGCTCGTTTACGCAAAGAGAAAGTACGCGAACTGCAGGCCGAAAAAAATGCGCGTGAAGAACGACGTTTAAAAAAGCACACCGCGCAACGCCGCAAAATCTACCAAACTCGATACGAACACGGCATTACTAACGCCGCCCAGGTTGCAAAATGTCCCTACGCAAGCAAGAAAGGCATCACGGCTGAAGTGATCGCGGCGTGTGGCGATATGGGGCCGCGTTTGGTTGCAGGTAAAGAATTTTATAAAGGCGGGGAAACCAAGTTTCGTAAACGCTGGCGCGGTTGGTTAGCCATTCCCATGATCAATTTTGCGGGTGCGTATTGTGGCCAGCAACGTATCTACCCGGACGGTAGTAAAGCCCACGCGCGCGGCTCTGATATGTCGCAAGCGCATATCGTGATCGGTGACATTCACAGCGCTGACCAGCTCGACTATGTCGAGGGTTTCGCTACTGGGTCAAGTGTGTATAAAGCCCACGTATTAGCGGGCCGCAAAAATATCGCCGTGGTGGTGTGTTTTGATAAAAACGGGCTTACCCGTGGCGTTAAACATTACGCGTATTTATACGACAGTAAAAAGCACGTCATTCGCGCGGATAACGACCATTTCAAATTTTTAGAAGGTAAGGGCAACGCGGGTGTTATTGCAGCGTTCGAACTCGCTGGCGTATTAACCGCCAAAAAAGTTAAAGCCAGTGCGCCATGCTTTGATGAATTCAGCATTAACGACTATCCGACAGATTACAACGACCTCGAAATGTTGGGCGGTTTGCGCGTCGTTGCTAAGCAGCTAACCGCGCGTGATTTGCGCCTTGCGCCTGAAAAAAACATGTTTTTAAACAAGTTGCAGCTATTAAAACTGACTGGCGAAAACGGCTTTATGAAAGCCGCCAAGCGCGCGGCTTCGGCTGGGGCAGCTTTGGTACCGCACGAATACAACCGCCAAGCCGTGGCGCGTGAGATATTGAAATCAATACCCAAACAAGCCAGCGCCAACGCGAAACAGTTAGCGACGATCAAGGGCTTTTTGAGCTGGTGCGTGAAGCAGCGGTTTGCGATGGCCGCAGCGACTAAGAATTTTAGTGATGACGCCCTAGCGGGTGATAACGTGCAACACATTAAAGTTAATGCAGAAATCACAGAAGAAGGTTACGCCGTTATTCCGGGTACTGTGCTGGACCTAGTGCGCAGCTTAAAAGGATCGATCATTTTAAAAGCCAAACACGGTACCGGCAAAACAGAACGCGTAATGGGGCCACTCATGCGCGAAGCTCACGGCGGTGCGGGTATGATTGTTCACCGGGTTTCGTTGGCTAATCAAATGTCTAACGAGCTGGACCTAAAGCATTATCGTGAGTTAGACGCCGTAAACGTGTCATGGAATACGCGCATGGTGACGTGCGTAAACTCCGTGGTCAGACAGGAGTTTGACTGGTACTGGAAACAAGCCGAGTTGCTATGTGTAGACGAAGCAACGCAAGTGTTACGGCACGTTATGGCAGGGCAAGACGCTATCCATGCACCCGTAAAAGCCTATAACAAACTGGTGGCAGCGGCGCGCGCCGCTGAAAAAGTGTTACTGGCTGACGCGGACGCCAACGATTCTTTAATCACGTTTTTAAATCAGGCGCGACCAGGTGAGCCAATACACGTTATTGAAATTGACTCACCGGCGCCAGATTTGACGGTTAATTACTGTGATAACGTCGCGTTTGTTTATCAACAAATTGTCGATACAGCAAAAAAGAAAACTGACCGTATTTTAGTAGCTACTGACTCAATCAAAAAAGCGCACATGGTTGCCGAAGGTGTGCAAGCCGCTTGGCCAGAGGCGCGCGTTTTGTGCATCACGGCTGAAACCAAAGGCGATAAAGCCGCCGTCGAATTTTCTGACGATCCTAACCGCATTGCGGCTGATGTCGACGTGTTGATTTATAGCCCGGTGATTTCATCGGGTGTGAGTATACGCGCGGCGGCGGCGTCGTTTGACTGCCATTTTGCGCTTTTCCACGGCGTTGTTGTGCCCTCCGATATCATGCAAATGATACGACGCGACCGGGGCGCTAAATCGGTTTTATTAGGTATGCAACCAAGTCACGACACACACCAGACCGATCGTGATGCTCTGTTACGCGGTTTATTAGCGGCGTATGAATCAAGCCGTCAGACATTAAACTGGCAGGCCACTGACGACGGCGTGACAATTCGTACCACGAATTTTGATGATATGTATCTGGACGTGGTAACAGCACAAGCGCGGTCACGTAGCGAGTACATAAGCCACACTTTAATGCTGATGGCTGCAGACGGCTGGAAAATTAACGCCGTCGCCACTGACGACCTCACCGCAGAAATGGGCGCGGAGCAAATGAACAACGACCGCGACATCGTTAAAAACGCGCGTCATGATCGTATTCACGCGGCGACCACACCCACTGAAGACGAATACAAGCAACTCAAAAAAGAGGAGCTATTAACGCCGGTACAAATTGCGCAGCTTGCGCGCTATGAAATCGAAAAACATTTAGGCGTCGATGTCACTGACGACACTATCGAATTTTTAGACAGTCGCGGACTAACCAAAATTAGACGACTTGAAACGCTGCGAGGCACTGCTGAGCAAGTCAGCAAGGTCGAAAACTGGGAAAACGAAAAGGGCGTGGTATTAACACAGCGCCGGTTAATTATGGCGCGCTGGCAGATCCTAAACCGGGTTTTCGAGACACTGGGGCTGGATACGTTAACAGGAGAGGGTGAGTACAGCGTTATGCAAGCGCGCGACGTTGTCGCAATGCTCACAAGCTCGCAAGCCGCTATCGACGAATACAACGCGCTACGCATTGGACCGCAAGTTAATGCGGTACCAACATGCGCCACACGATTCGTCAAAGGCCTGTTAGAACGATTTGTACCCATCATTAACGCGAAAAAATTAAACGGCGTTCAATTTTACCGACTTCACCCTGAAAAATTCGCTGAATTAAACGATTATTGCGCGGCGCGCGCCGCGATTGGTGAAAACGCACTACAGCAAGACACCACCGCCGATTTACACGACGACAGCGTCGCCGTTAGCGAGTTTTTAGCCACGCAAGACCTACCAAATAGCCAGCCAGAGAGCAGCTCAATACTACCAATATCACGCATCGAAACCAGTAACCATGCGGGTTACAGCGAGGGGGGAGAAATTATTGAACACAATATAAGAACCAATAGTAAAATCTCCCCCCCGCAAAAAGATATTTTATTATCAGTAATCGAATGGTTAAAAAAGCCGACAGGTGACCAGTTTATACCCGCTGAACGACCGCTGGACCGGCTCGACCGGCTCGGGGCGCTGACTATTCCGAACTTGATGCGCTTAGCGCGTGGCTGGTTCGATCCCGAATGCAAAGATCAGCGCTTTGGCAAGATCATCCCGGCCAACTTAATGACATTGGGGCTGGCGTAATGGCTGACGTGATTAAATTCCCGTTGCCAGGTTCCCCGGAGTGGATGGAATGGACCGAAGCCAGAAGGCAAGCGGCTTTAGAGGCTTCATTGGCCGAAGCCCAAGCACGAATATTAGAGCGCGCCAAAAAGTTATCTTGGTAAATAACTAAAATAATTTGTTTTTGTGGTTGCATTGAATTAAAATCGGTGTATAGTTAGAAACATAACAAACACACCGGGAAGCAAACATGAAAAAATTCACAACCAAGCAATTAAAAGATGCATTACTAGGAATGAAAAACCAATCATCGCCTGAAATTGCAGGCGCATGGCGTATTGCTTGTGATGAATTGGAAGCGCGCATGGGAGAAGATTGTTTTTGGAATTGGATGGATGAAAACGGCCTTTAACATTCTTAAACGTGGGCCGAAGGTCCCACGCTTTTGGGTGTTATATTTGAAAAATTAAATAGGTGATACATGACAGCAAAATATACAGCTAATTGCCCGGTACACGGCTCTGTGACGATTCAAAGCGCCAAGCGACCTACGTCATGCCCTGAAGGCGTTCCGGCGTGTGGCCATGCCCTGACGGGTGTGATCAATATCCGCAAGCCGGGTTCGGGTGGTCTTCGACCTGGGCAGGGTCGCCCAAAATCAGAGAACAAGCTCGATCTGGTGCCGCTGAACGTGAAAATAGTAGCCCCAGCAAAGCAGCGTCTGGCCGATCTGGCAGAGGCGTCAGGTTCCAGTCAGGCGATTATTATCGAACACTTACTGGCTCAGGTAGAGACGCTACCGGATAAACTAGGAGGGTTCCGCGATGAATAAAAGATCTGATCGATTTGTTCAACGACTACGTCGCAATGTCGGTGCGCCAGAGCATGTAAGCGATCAACAGATTTTGGAAGAATATAAGGGATCATTAATCTACGCAATTACCGACCTTGGCCAGGCGGCTGATGATTTAAAGTCTGCATGCAGATCATCAATATCAAGGAGCAGACAAAATGACGTGTAAACGCTGCCACGACACTGGTATTGATGAAACCCGCGAGGCAGCGGGAATATACGCCTGCCCAGACTGTGAGAATGGCCGTGCTCTGGATATCCAGTTTACTCAAGATAAAATCGACGACCTGGAAGCGGCCCTGGTCGATGCCAGAGCCTATCTACAGACGCTGGAATCAGGGCCAATCTCGAAAGTGTGTATCGCCGCCAGCGTCTCGGACCGTGTTTATTGTTAGCCTGTCGCCACTCACCCGCGCCTTGGCTGTGTAGTAATGGGTGGTCTTGAGCGGTGTTTTGTAGCCTGCTGATATTTCTACAGTTTGGCTACTAATGGCGGTTACAGTGCATTCTATACCATTCGTTTTTATTTCATTTCCTAGTTTCTTTCTTATGAGATAGCCCGCTGTTTGGCATATTTGGCGCTCTGTCATCTTACCCACCAATGGAGGTTCTGTTGGTGTGCAGGCGATTACGCTTAGGCTAATTATTGCCAGTAATACAGGTTTCAATTTTTTGCCTCAATGCTCACCAGAGTTTGTTCTATCAGGCTTTTTAGTTCTCTTAATTTGCTTGGCGGCATGGACATATAGTTGGTATTTATTCCGTATTGGTCGCTGATATACATCGCGCCAGTGTAGCCCGTTGGTCGCTGCACTCGTATCAGTTTGATCGTTCCTCCGCCGGTTATCATTTTTCCCACGTCGGTGGTGCCTTCTTGCGATTCGAGCATGTTAGCGCAGCCCGTTGCCAGTGCTGCGCTTATGATTAATGCGATAAATTTCATGGTGTGCCTTTGCGTCGATTTATCGCGATTGTGTCAGATCCTACGGACAACGCCAATGGCGTCAACTAATAGGGCTATATCTGATTCATTTAGCCGCTGTATGCGCTCCGTCAGCCAGATTTCTGAGGCGTTGCGGGCCTCTGGCCGCCCGTATAGCGCAGATCGTGTAGGCGGCTCTGGTGATAGCGTTGGTTCACGCTCGTACAAAAATAACCAAAGGCCGTTTATGCCATATATTTCGACCAGGTGAATTATTTCGCGCGGTCTGGGTGGTCTCATCTTTGTTTTAGTTGTGCTCTCTTCTGGGGTGTCGATTGTCTCCCAGTACGCAATATGTCGGCGACTTATAGCCGGTTTTATGCTGTTTAGTTTGTTTGTTAACTTTTCTGCGGCTTCGGTCTTGCTGATTTTCCGCGCTTCCCTGGCCCATTTCAGTCGATAACCGAACGCCGCCCATAGGGCGCTTCGTGTCATTGTTGTCAGTCTCTGTAATTATTGTGGTTTTATTACTGCCATAAAAGGGACAAACCGCGCCCTTTTGGTGGCAATGGTCAATATATTGCCATTGTGTATGTTTTGTACAGTGTACGAATGTTAAATTTTGCGCAATTATCTTGTAACAAACTGTCACAGGGATTGATTTATGCATACGGATTATCAAAGTTTGATCGACGAACTTCAGCGCTCAGTATCTCAAATACAAGCCATACTTGATGTGGTTTCGATGTCGCCAGCCCTGCAGGGCCAGCCGGAGGCTATTGTTTTAGGGGTTGCGCGTGACCACTCCGAGCATGTGCTCGAAATGGTCAGGCGGGTGAGTCATTGCCCGCTTATTCAGCGTGCTCAGCCCATGCGGCGGCCATAGCATCACCACGGCCATATTCGTCGGCGTGGTATGTGTATTCATATTCAGCGCCGCCAATCTCGATAGACACCAACCACCAGCCGCCGTCTTTAGTAGCGCGGATGCGCGGTTTATCCATTTGGGCCGCTGGTTTGCTTTCTTCTTTGCTTTGCGGCTTTTCTTCGTGTTTTTTGGTGCGATTTGCCACCGGATCAAGGTTTAACGCATCTTCAGCAAGTGTTAGCCAGTCTTTAATCACGCCCCGGCCAGATCCTAGCTCGCTGATAATTCGATGCTGTGTGATTTTGTCCGTAGGGTCGTTTTCGAGCACTGAAACCGCCCAGGCGTTTATTTTTTGTAATGCACCACGCTTCATAACTTCTGGGTTTCTGGCCAGTGCTTTGACTGCAGAAAGGCGGTCTTGATCGCCTCCGCGCTCGACTTCGATTAGTTTAAATTGCTTGTACGCTTGCTGGGTGTCTAGGTCTTCGTGCCCTAGTTGCTGGTGCCAGAACACGTCTTCGTCTAATTTTTTCCAGCGCGGGTCTTTGCGAAAATGTTCTTCAAAAACGAACCTTGCCCATACGGCGCGGCTGTCGCGAAATACGCGGGTTTCATCACCAAAAACGCGTTTTGCGGTGTTGTTTAGGTTTGCCGCCGCGCGATGGTTAACCGCGCGGTTACGCTCACCTTCTGGGAGGCTTCCAAAGTCGTTACGCATAGCTTCAATTTCTGGCTGTTGGCGTAGCAGTTCAACCGCGGCTAACACGTCAGAGGCGGGTACGATGGTATAAATTCGCGCTTTGTTGCTGTAATCAGCACCGCCGCGCTTTTTAGCAAAGCCTGAAAATGTGAGCTCATATTTTCCAGCCGCTTCAAAGTTGCCCTGATAAAGCACTTCAATCGCACGGCGACCAGTAGCAAACGCGATACCAAGCGCTAAGCGCGCAAAGCTGATCTGGCTGTCTGTATCAGGCTTTAAAAGGCTTTCTGTCGTAACCAGTAGCCAGTCTTTGTCAATTTCGACAGCGTTATGTTTCTTTTCTTCAAGGGCCGCTTGCTGCTGGTTTGATAGTTTCGTTTTTTGCGCGGACGCCATAGACAAGTGACGCATGATTTCATGATCAATAATGATCGCTTTCAAGTCACTGTAAGCCTCTGATTCGTCGATTAGAGACTCAAGCGCCGCCTTGTGTGCCAGTCGCGTGTCGCTAATGTTGCCGCGCTTTATAGCCAGCAATTCAGCGCTGTGTTTTGGATACCGCCGCGCCAATACATCCAACTTTTTTTCTAGGTTATGGTGGTGCATGTTTTCGGCGGTAATCGCTTTTCTAACGTCAGTCAAATAACGGCGATAGGTTGCCAGCGAAACCTTGTTTTCATCGCTTCGGCGGCCATCTTCGTGCAGTTTGTTTTTAACTGATTCCGCTAAAACCTTATGCCTACGTGTCTTTTCTGACTGATCCCAATCAGCGTGGCCATCTATTTTTTTAATACGGTCAATCGTGTCACTGATAACAGCGGCAAGGTCGACAGTGCCTTGGCTTGCGCGTTTTTTCTGATTTTCCATGTCTATTCCCTCTTATTAATTAACCAACATGCACAAAAGTACACTATAAAGACACACAACGCAAGCATGTATATTTAAAACACACACAAAAGCATACACACACCCAAAATATACATGTATATTTCGTTCCATTATATACGTATATAATGGAACGAAATATACATGTATATTTAGGGTGTAGGTGTGTATGTATATTTTGTGCATGTATATATTTTTGTGTGTACCTAAAATATGCACATTATACAATTAATCTCGTATACTTTTTTTGGCTTGCCCGTTGTTGGTTGATATTCTTTTTAAAGGTGGATTCGCCAGCGCTTCAGCTTGCTAGTGGCATGAATAGAAAGCGGAAGCTATCCCGTAGATAATTTAGCTATTTTATTTTTCTTTTATTTTTCAGTGGGTTAGGAATAAACCAACCGGAAACCGATAAAAAAGATATATTTTTTCGTCTTACGTATTTCCGGAAAACCGGAAAGCGTGTTATAAAGTAAAAACAATTAACCAAGGGGGTGTGTATGAAAGGCACAGTGATTTCATTCTTAAATCAGAAAGGCGGGTGCGGCAAAACCACGGCCAGTATTAATCTGGCGGCTATGCTGGACTCAATGGGCTACACGGTCGAACTGGTGAACATGGATCCACAGGGCACGGCTTTAGATTGGGCCGCAACGCGGGCTAATGTGAGCGGCGAAGAAGAAAGCTTTTTTAGAGTTTCATCGATGGGCACAAACATTAGCCGCGAAATTGGAGCCGTTAAACGGGGGTGTGATTTTGTAGTAGTCGATGGTGCGCCCCAAGTGCAAGCGCTGACAGTGCAAGCGATTAAGTCAGCCGACATTGTCGTGATACCAGTGCAGCCGACACAAGCTGATGTATGGGCCACTGACACTATTGTCGACATCATTAAAGAGATACACGAAATTCGCGACGCTAAGCGGCCTGAAACGTACTTTATGGTTTCTCAGGTGCTGAAGACATCTAAGGAGTCTGGAACGTTTGCGGGAATGATTCAGAAGGGGTACGAACTGCCAACATTGAAATCAAGAACAACGCGGCGGCTGGATTATCAGCGGATTTTTGAGGGCGGCGGCTCTGTTGTTGATCTTGACGAACAAAATCAAGCGCGGCATGAAATTAAGATGCTCGCGAAAGAATTGATCGCTATTTCTGAGGGGTTGAAATAATGGATATCGGTAAGCCTAAAAAGCCAGTGGCTGGAAACACGGAAGGCAAGCGAAAGCACTCGGGCCTGTCTGTTAATGCAGCACCTGAGCGAGCGCGGCCTCACTTAGACAAAGCGAAGGCAATGCTTAAAACTCACGTCGTTGAGGAATTCTTTGAAGACAAAATGGCGCGGCTGGATACCACAATCCCGCTGACCATTAAACGTGATTTAAACGAGCTATTAGAGTGCGTAGACACTAAATCTGTGAACTCTCGAAACACAGCGAATCGTTTAATCGTTGAAGCGCTTACGGATCTTTTCAGAAAGTATCAGGACGATAAAGGCCTGTATTCGATGGTCGATGATCTGCACTTTAAAGGAAGATATTAAGGGGGATTTATGTTTGATATCGATGACCGTATTGTCGTTTTTTACAACGCCACGGTGGGGGAAGTAACAGTACAAGTAACGCACAAAACCACGGAGTTTGTTCGGGGTACTGTTGAAGGTGAGCCGGAAGGCTGGGAAGGATCGAAGGATTTAGCGTGGAAAACCAACGACTTCGCAGAAAAAGTAGCGAGCGGCACTATCTATGCCGCGCCGCCTCAAGCCGAGCCGTTATGATGGCGCTATCGCGTCGTCATACTGATAAGCCCGCACATCATCAAGCATTGTTGTTACTTTCGCGCGTTCGGTCCCACTGAGCGCGCTTTTTTTGATTAACATTCTTAAGCTCACTTCTTCAGCCACTCCGAACATAAACAGCGGCGGTTCTTCACGGCCTGTCAGTGTCATTTCAAACGACACGTCTGACGCTAATATCACTGACTGATCGGTTTGGCCTTGCGTCACTTCGATGGCATCACTCACTTTACCTTCTCGGGTGCGGATCTTGATAACGTGCGTTTCGCCCTCTTTCCAGTTCAGCGGCTCTGAAAGCTGCAGGGTGAGGCCATCTTTACCCAGCACAATACCTGTCTGACTTTGGCCTGGTATCGTCCAACCGATTTCAGCGGCGTCTAAATACGATACTCGTGTGCCTTCAAGGCTGGCTTGAAAACCTATAATCAAATCTCTGTACCGGTCACGCGCCAAATTGCCCATGCCATACTGATAGGCCTTGTTTCTGTCAGTAACGCCGTAGGCGCGCAAACGGCTAGGATTATGGCCAGTTTCACCGGGCAATGTGCAAAGAATCGTGTCTGGCTTCCATGTGTCCGGGTTCATGTATTCAACTTCAGCGCCGTCAAAGATATCCGTGCCCCCGCTGGTGGGCAATTCGGCATTAAACTCAAAATCACTTAGCACGTTGTCTTCAGTGAAAAACCACGCCGGATCATCGCGCCATTCGTCCCGAACGGGAACCACTTTGCCGCCTTCGGTAATTGGATGCGTGCGCCCCACCGCTAATACGCGCTTTAGCGCTTGCCAAGATGTGGTCGACTGATCAAACGCGCCGTCAAAATAATCATTACGGCTATCAAATAGCACCTGTAACCGATAAAACTCGGCTAAATCAATGCGCGTATCTGGGTTATCTGACTCGCTCAATATATGCAACGCGGCGGCGACTGGGTTGCGGGTGGCCACAGGGGCCGTCATTGAATATTCACCGCCGGTATATTGCAGCTCTGGCAGTTTGCGCGTTGGAATAACGCGCACCTTATCAGAGGCTGACTGGCTTAATCGGTGAGTGCCTTTAATGCTGACTGACAGTGTCGTAAATTCTGGGTAACTGGATCGCGTTGGCAATTCAGACGCCATGCCATTCCAGTACAGCAATTCTTTTGTCGTGCTTGCGTTGTGTGTGATCGTTTTAAATTTAACGCGGGCCTGCCATGCGCCATTCGATACCGAAAATTCACGGGTATAGCCGCGCGCGTTGAGTGTACCCTCACTAAATGCATAATCTCGCGTCAATACCGTTCCGCTTGGGCCGTCGCGATATTCAAGCGTTACTGTTACCGAGCGGGTTTGCGGAATATTTTTATTATCTAATTCGCACAATCCTTGGGGAAAATGAAAGTTAAAACGCAAATTATCCGTGGTCTTTCCCGGCGGGGTGCAATTAAACCAGCCCGCCCAATCGCCCCAATCATCTGCAGATTGAACAATACTGTAAAACCCGGTAAATATATCGCCGTCAGTGCCAAAGCCTGACCAGCTTTGATCAATTTCCCACGTTGTGGAATCCACACGCGCAAACGTTGCGGTATACGCATCATCTACGCATCTAAAATACTCGTATTGGCTCCCGGTCCAAATTGAAAGAACCACACCAATTAAGCTGGTTTTGCTGTATCCGGCATCATTAAAAAATGATTTCCAGTCTACCGTGCCTGCATACTGTAAAGAGCTTTCCTGTACTATGTACTGTCCCATTTTTAACTGTTTTGTATCTGGCTGAACTACCCATAAATACGTGTAATCGCCTTCCGTGTACGGCGGTTGATATGAAAAAACAGGTAGCGCGCCTTTTAGCTCGACGCCTTGGCCTGCTACTTCATCGACTGAATACCAATGCTCTGCCGCGCGTTCGCCAACAACCGACGCACCTGGCGCAAAGACTGAAAAACTGGCATCCGCGCCCAATGTGCTTAATTGAGTATCACCAATAAAAATATCAGAATTATTTAGCACACACTCACCCGCCGTCACCCGTAAAAACAAGTGAAGCCACTCTTCTTGAGCAATGTACTCACGGTGAGGCGCTGATAGGTAATCAGGGACAATCGAATGACGGCCAAAAAGCTCGGTCGTGGGCGACATTAAACGCACTGTGTTCGCTTGCGCGTTCGCGCCGTAAATGCTCGACGACGTGGGCGCGGTGCTGTTGTAGTTGTCTGGCACTTCCAGCTTGCTCATTTGATAAAACGACCAAGCGGCTGACAGCGTGGCGATGACGAGCGGAATAATAACCTCGGCACCTTGCGGCGCGCGAACAGCCTCACATATTGCATCTTGCGGCAAAATTTCGCGCCAGCGTATTGGCTCCCAGTGTTCACCGTTAACATGCAATGAAAATAAAAAATCACATTCGCTGGTATACGCGGGCACAAATTCAGTTAGGTACTGGTGAAAGCTGTAACGGTCTGGAATGTGGCAAATTTCGGCGGGGGCTGGATCGATGTCGTTGTGAATATTACGAGTAAATACTTTCAGAATTGGCATAACGAATCAGCTCTGTATTTTTGTAATGGCGCTTAAACGCATTAAGCGGCGTGACGACCGGGCGGCGGGATGTGGCGGTGGAATGATAAACACTTAATCCGGTACTGGTTTCAATAATCGCGCCGATATGTTCCAAATCACCCGCGCGGTTATGACACGTTATTACGTCGTCTTGGCGGGCCTCATTTACCGAGACAAAACCAGAAGCGCTTGTTGCATAGGCCTCTGCACACGCCGCGCGGCGCTTGGAAATAACATTCCCCCAGGCGGGCAAATCGACAATCTGCCGGTATTGCAACCACAACCGCAAAACGCCGTAACAGTCCGCGCCGACAAAATCGCGGCCACCTTCCACATACGGAATTTTTTTAAAATATTCAGGAATAATCACATGTGAACCGTGCCGGGTGAGTTTTCCGGCGTGTTGCGATACCTCGGAAAAGGCTTGTTAATGATTTCGGGAAATGTCGCCGCGATAGACGTTTCAAACGTCGTGCCCGCCGTGGCTTTAGATTCGTAATCGAATCGCTCTTGTACCGTTGTTAAATCGCTGTAGGCATACGTTCGGATTGTCGCGGTAACGATTTCACGCGTGGCCTGAGCCTGACGAATAAGCGGCAAAACTATATCCGTCACACCGTTAATCTGAAACGAAAATGTTTCGGTACCAGACACATCCCGCGACGGCAATGTTAAAACAACATTGCTCCATTGGTACGTCACCACGTCGCCATTTTCGTGGGTGACGGTTTCGTTTTCAGGGCTGGCCGCAAGACGTACCGGCTCTGACCATGCCGCGCATGTCAGTTCGAGTACGTACAAGCGGCCATCGTCGCCGGGGCGGGAAGCGCAAATTCGGTTCAGGTGAGTGGACATTAAACCAACCCAAATACGTTGCCAGAGGTTGTTATCTCTGATATTGCAAACGCTTCAACAGACATACCAAGCACTATATTGCTTGTATTCGCAACATCAGCAGCAACAGAGACGATCAAATTGCCACTGACTACTGATAAATTTAATGCAATATCCCCAATGTCACCGTCGTCATGCTCAACACTTAAAACTGGCGTTCCAATACTTACAAATTCTTTTTCAGAGTTGACAAAAGCTTTGAATGTATAACGCTCTAATCTCACCGACGTTATTGCAGTATTTTTAACTGCAACCATTATTTTAAATACGCAAGGTGATGATTTCTGTTTCGCGTTTATTTCTAATATTTGAGACTCAACACCCGGTGCTATTGCATCTATTCCAGCGCCGCCGATGTACTCCCTGTATTGTGGATCCTCTCTATATTTTTTAACTTCTGGCTTTGCTGTTTGATTCAGCCCTGACGTTTTAAGAAAATTTAACGCAATAATTCCATTTCCCGTGGCACTTGGGTGCGTCTCATCTAGCATCCAGCCATTCGCGACGGCATCATCATAACGACCTAGCACAACCGCGTTATCTATAAATCCGTGCCCGTTCGATTTTGCAAAATCACGTAAATTTCTTCTGTATTCCCGAATGTCGCTGGTTTCATCCGTTGAGCTTTCGTTAGGACACATCACTAGCTTTTTTGTACTTGAAGGAAAATTTGCTAAATACGTTTGAACATTATTTATAAATTCAACCGGAGTATAGTTTCCAACGTCATTTCTGCCAGAGTTTAAAATATAGTGCGTTGGTAACAACTCAGACAACCATTGCGCCTGAAATGTATCATCGAGTCCCGCAAAATACGCGGCCTGATAACCACCAAACGCTAACCTTGAGCACATAACCCCACTGTCTACGTTACGCTTCCAAAACACACCGAATACGGTACATTTTCCTGCCGTCGTCACCCTGAATTTAATTTCGTTATTTAATGCAATATTTTTGGCGATTTCAACAGACTGCAATGACAATGCACCATCTGTATTGATTATATTGTCTACTGAGCCTGAGCCGTTTTGATAGAAAGAAATTGATGCACCACCGGGCTGTTGTAAAAAATATACAGTTGCTGTGTCCCAATCTCTGTCATTAACGCTACCGTTCCAACCTGTAACCCCGGTGTCAGATATAGCCGCCGTATCAGAGTGAAGTCCGCCAAAATCTAATGAATATATTGCCGGGGCTTCGTCCTTCGGTAATGTTTTTATATATGAAAGATTGTTTGATCTATAAAATGACATTCCCTCTCGCGCCGCGACTCTATTATCGAATGATGTCCAGCCTTTTCCGGCATCTCCAAAAATTGAAATCAGTGCATTGGAAACGCTGTTAAAATAACTGTCTGTCCCTTGACCGTTATTACCGCCAGCCCCATCTGTTAAACTATCCACTCCCGCAAATACGTTAAATACTGTTGGCGTAGTTTGATCAAAATAAAAATTATTGGCGGTTTGGTCAGAGTTCAGTATTGATCTAGCAACGTCTTTTTGGCTAATTCTATTTACGCCTGCCATTTTGTTTTCAGTTAAAACCCATGCGCCGGTTGCGCCTGTGTCGTCATCGCCAGCAGCTACAAATTCGACTTCATCGTCTAATGATATTTTTGACGCATAATTTCCAGATTTCCAAACATATTCGCCACCGCCAACACCAACAACCGTGGCACCACCTACCAATACTTTTTTGCCCGCGTAACGATTCCCAACTAAACGCAAATCGGCAATAGTATCGACTGACTCAATACGATCACGATCCTGATGCGGTCGCACTGACTTACCGTCAATGTCTGCCTGTGCTGTTGCGCCTGAGGTGTAATCCGCGGGCACAATCCATAACGAGCCATCAGCAGTGTTTTTCCATACGTCGTTAGCTTCGTATGCAGTGGTGGCGACAAAATCGCCGGTGTAATTGATTGCCGCGTAGCGAGCAAGCTTCCCTTTGTACGTTGTCAAATCAGCTTCGGCGGTGGCTTCTTTGTTCGCAACGCTCGCTTGCATATTGCTTAACGCTGTAGATGCGCTGGCGTCTTTGGTGTCGAGCTTGGTTTGCAGATCTTCCATGCGACCCGTTAAGCTTTTGTGTACTTTTCCAAGGCGAGTTTGTACGTCGGTGTTTTCAATACTTGCTACAATTTCTTCGATGTCATCAATGTCACGTTTAAAATTTTGAAGGTCTGTAAGCGTTGGCGTGGCTGTCATTTTATTTCTCGCTTAATTGATCGCGTCTTCAGTCGCTTGGGCTAAATGGTTTAATAGGTCTGGTGATAGTTCGGTGATTAATAGCGCGGTTATATGTTCTTCAGGCATGACGTAATAATTAAACACCTGTATTTTTGTGGTCAGTACGTGCTTATTACCTGATCGCGTCTCGCCTATTTTTTGAACAAACTGGCAAGTGTGATCAATTAATTCATCACCAACCTGAACCGGCATAGTAAAGAAAGCGGTACCGCCTTTTAAAATACTGATATACCAACCCATAAACGTTTTACGTTCGGCTGATGTGAATCGTAGTTTTATCGGTAAAAAAGCCGGTGGCCGTCTAAATTGCGGTATAGCGCGAACTCTTCCGGACGCGGCGGGCTCTCGTTTTACACCGTCTTCGTGGTCGATGTTCTGGCCATTGAGTAGCGGCATTGGTAGACCGAGCGGCCATTTATACAGGTCGATTGTCATGCTTGTCTGCTCACACCGTAGCGGCGTTCTATTTCGTCGGCGGCGGGGCCGCCGTGGCGAATTGATTCAACAAATACGTTCAATATTTCTTCACTATTTGGGCCGGTTTCGCGTTCTACACTGCCCGCCTTGCTGCTGTCTTCGTACATGTTGACGATGATTTGGCTGGCGCTTCCGTTGTTGATTCGTTCAGCGGCGTTGCTTAGTGCGACGTTCTGTTTTGGCGATAAAACGCCTTCGCCTTTTTGCAGTAAATAAGTCGCTTCTTCGGGGACGTATCCGAGTCCGCCGTGGGCGATACCGGCAATGGTTTGCCCTGCCACCATACCTATTGATGCATAACCAAGGCCTTTGATAATGGCTGACATCGCCATACCAGCCGGGCCGGGTGCTAATGCTAGGGCGCTTGTGCTGGCTTCTTCGGTACTGACGATCATCGACGGGATCGCAGCGGCTTTTTGGGCCGCAAACGCGATTTTATAAATCGCGCTTTGTTCTTTGCCTGCGTCGCGTAGGTTGTTAACGATCATTCCGTTAAAACCGGTCAGGTTCGCTATGTTTTGGCGGCGGCCATCTTCGCTTTTTTTGCGCTCTTCTTCTTCTTGCCTAAGTCGTTTTTCGGCTTCTTTTTGCGCGATTTCTGTGCGCTTGGTTTCGTAGGCTTGCCAGTTATTTAGGCTTAGCTCTTGCCATTTGTTGGCGTTGATTTGCTCCATCGCCAACGCTGCATCGATCATGTCTTGATGCTTTTGATGCGCGGCGTATTCTTTGTCAATGCGTGACGCCCACGACAATTCTATCGCTGCTAATTCGGCTGCAATTTGTGAAGGCTTGATACCAAAAAAGCTATCTGGTGCGTCTGGGTCGACTGGTTTAACGGTTTCGTTTAATTTTTTCTGTACTTCACCACCGGCCTGAGCTTTGCCCTCTTCGATGATTTCGACTTTTTTGGCTTCCTGCATGTCTGCCAATAATTTGTTAACTTCAGTTAGGTCGCGCTGCAGGTTGTACCATCGGTCTTTCGCGAAAAATCCGGTAAACTCTCCGTCGTCGTTGGTCAGGCCTTTTAATTTTTCAATTATTTTTAGGCGCTGACGTATGAGGTCGTCGAATTGATCTTGTTTGTCTGGGTTCAGTATTTTATTTAATTTATCGAGGCGTTTGGTTAGGCCGTCGAGGAATGCTTTTGTTTTGCTGTCGGCATCAGTAGTGGATACCAGCGCGAGTTTGAATTCATCCCAACTTTGAGTCAGGCTGTCAACACTACCCGCCACACCACCGGCCTGAGCGCCTGCCGCGCCGCCGATTTGTTCTTGAAGTGCTTTTAATATAAAACGCTGCGCTTCGGCTTTTCTGCCGGTTTCGTCGAGCGTTTTTATCATTTCTTTTTGCTCGACGGTGAACGATACACCAGAGCGTTTCAGCGCGTTAATGCCTTGTATTGGATCTTCAAGGGCTTTGCCCAACTGCGTGGCTTTGTCTTTTGCACTGCCGCCAAAGACGGCGGCCATGTCTTGAGATAGTCGGATCGCTTCGTTAAAAGTTTCGCCCTGAACTGTTTTAAACGTGAGTAATACGTTCTGAGCTTCTTTGATTCCGGTAACGCTGGCCAGAGTATTACGCGCGACTGCGTTCGCTTGCGTTTCTAGGCTTTTAGCAGATAAACCAGCGGCATAACCCGTCGATTCTAATATCTGCTGTTGTTTAAGCGCTTCGACTTCATACGCTGACGCGGTGGCAATGGCTTTGCCCATTAGTAGCGTTAGTCCGGCGAACGCTGCGCCTGCTGCTGTAATTCCAACCGCTGAGCCACTAACGATACCTGATAACGCGGTAAAACGGCCTGCAACGCCATTCAGTGGGCCTTGTATCGCGGTTAAACCACGAGACATACCCGTTACTGAATTAGTAAAGCCTTTATTTTGGGTGTTAGCCTGCTTGATTGACTTTGTATAGCTGGCGTTATCGCCCTTTAGTCTGACCGTCAGGTCGTATACTTTTGCCGACACCGAAGGCCTCCATTAGGTTTTCAGCCAGCGTATGCAAGGGCTGTTCGACTGCGCGCGGCTTGCGGTAACCGATTGCAAAGTCTGTTAGTTCAGGTTGTTTTTTCCCGGCTTGGCGGTGAATGCTTGCCAATGCCCAAGTGGTTTGTGCGGCGCGTAGTGCGTCGATTTCTGAGCCGTGGGGTTCTAGTTCAAAAAAGTGTTCCCACTCGGCCATTAATGACGCTGGCATTTCAGCCAGCATGGCATCGACATTCCACGTTCCCATTGAAAAAGCCAGCCGCATTGCGGCGCGTCGATGTGGCTGGCTTAGGAGGGGTTTTCTGTGTCTGCCTCTGGGGCTGGCGTTGCGCGTAAAAAAGGTTCGCTTGATATTTCAGCGATGGCGTCGAGTGCGTTTTCTAGCACCGTGCTTGGGTAGCCAGCAATTTTTTGCATGTCTTTTACAGACATCGGATTAAACAAAAAATAACCGTTTTTATTACGAGCGGTGGCGGCGATGGCTTGCAAGCGTAAATCAAAGAATTTATTTTCTTTTTCTTGATTGCTTAACTCGTTGTCAGCGCTGTAACTCATTGCCATATTGCGCAACGTTTGACGGTCACCAGCGGATAATTCAGCAACAACGAACGGCCCAATGTCGCGGGTTTTTCGGGCGTTAAACGTTGGATCTTTGCCAAGCAATGTGCCAATGCGTAGCAGCATTGGCAGTAGGTTAATTAATCGAGTTAGAAACATTATGCGTCTACCTCGGTGGCGTCTCCAGTTGGCATCATAATGTAAACCACTTCAAGTAACTTTCCGGTTTCGACGGTAAAATCACGATCTTGAATGATTATGGAGCGCGTGATTGTTTTTGACCATGGCGCTGGCATTTCAATTTTTATGGTTTCTGTATTACCAACGACTAACGACTTGCTGAGCGTATTGTTAGCCGCGTTATTGCTGTAACGAATCGTGATTGGGAATTCACCATCGCTAATGTTTTCCACTTCAAAAACGTCATTTTCTGGCGCATCGGCTGACCAGCGTTTGCCGTCGACTAGGCGCGCGGATTTTTTCGGGACGCCAGCGCTAATGACGTCACCCAATATCTGAAAATCTGGTACTTCAGGAGTACCGCGGTCGATAGAAAATTGTGTTTTATGGCCGTGAGACATGACGTTAGTCCTCGTATGTAATCAGGTAATTTAGCGCCAGTGTCAGGCTGGCTGTGTCTGGGTTTGGATCGTATGCGAAACCGCCACGGACCAAGCCTGTGGCGGTGCCGTTTAGGGTAAAGTTTTGATCAAGTATTTCGTTCATTTCGTCTTCGAGCGCGTCAATCTTTTCGTCGAGATTACCTGATCCAGCTATCATGATTTCAATGGTCATGGTGGCGGTGTAATCGTAACGATTGCCGACTGTTTCAGGGTCGCCCGCTTCGATATAAACAAACGCGGCAGGTAACCAGCTTGGCTTTACTGCAGCGGGCCGATATGGAAAGGTTTTTTTGAATACTGGGGCAATAATGTCGGCGGTGGCCGTGCGTATATCGTTTTTTAAACTCATTTAATGCCCGCTTTTTTCAGCACTCGAAACTTGTATTCGTTTAATAATATTTTTCGGTATTCGTTGCGCATGTATGACGCGGCGCGTGAACGAATAGCGGCTTCCATTTCTGGCCGTATGTTCACGGTTTGGGCTTCGAGGGGATATGCGCCCTTTCCCTTTCGTTTGAATACTTGAGTTTTGCCTATTAGCTGCGCACTTGGATTGGTTCGCCCTGATCGGTTTTGCTTGGGTGTTGCGGTCGCTGTACTGATAAAGCCGTCGGGTACTACGTATTGACCAGCGGTAACACCGCCGCCCACTTCGCGCGCTTTTAATTTTATCAATGGCACACCTTTTGAGGTGTTAGCCCATATCGTCGCGGTTTGTTTTTTTGCGTTGGCGCGACGTATTTTTACGCGGGGCCGTATTAGTTTTTGCTGAATTTTCAGCGCGCGGGATGTTTTTTGTATCCCTGCGGTTTTGGTTCGCGCGGCACCTTTGTTTAGTGCTGACGCTTGGGCCCGGTTTACGTCCGTGCCTGTTAAAATATCAAATTTAATTCCAAGCTCGCGCATTTGACGTTTGAAGTCTGCTTGGTCAATTTGTAGATGATCAATCTTCGCCATTTATCACCGCCAAGTGAGTTCTAAGTGCGGCATTTATCTGGCCGGGGGTGGTTATTAATAGGGTTTCTATTATTTCGTCATCGTCGTTTAGTAATTCGATTTTGTCGTCGGCGGTTAGATCAAATTCTTTGTGTGTAGTGATTCGGCACTGTTCGCGGGCCAAAGAGTTGGGAGAATGAGCCTCACCGAGGCCGTAACGCATAATCACAGTGGTTAATACTGGATTGCTTGGGTCATCCGCCAATATGACTCGGGCGCGCGTTCCTTGCAGCGCCATAGCGTTATACGCTCCGATATCAGCAAGGCTCATGTTTATGCCGCCGGAATTAAGCGGACTTTAACTGTTGCGTCACCGTTGGCGCTCGCTTCTACGGCATAACCGCATAGCTTGTTGCCTGACGCCGTGCTGGTAATCGCACCGGCTGACGTTGCATACGCTTTAGCACCAACCGCAAACGTTTGCGTATCGTCGGTTTTTGGTAGCTCGTGACAGCCTTCGGTATCAAGCGCGATAGTGTCGCCGGTTTCGCCGCTGGTTTGTGCAATACCTACGATCTGTCCTGAAACAATTAAATCGCTGGATGTTGCGGCTGACGCTAACACGATATCGAGCGGGTTACCGGGTGCGAATTTTGTAGTCGCCATGGTGGCTTCTCCTAAATAATTTTGAATTTTTTTTTCAGATAAAAAAACCGGAATTTAATCCGGCTTTTTTAGGTTTTGTTTAGCTTTGCCGGGGTTGGCTTAGCCAGGAGCGACGCCCGCGTTTTTAGTCATACCGCGATAATCAGCTACGCCAGCGGCGAAGTCGTGGCGAACTTTCATCTTAATACCATCGGTGTCGAAATCGACTTCGGAATCGATGAAGGCACCTTCTTGGCCATCAAGGTAACCGTATTCGATGGTGTCAATCAGTGACGCTGAACCAATGCCGAAATACGCCGTTTCGCTGGTTTCATCAAGTACCGCTTCGGCTATCAACTCTAAATTGGCAAATGGGTTAACGTCATCGGCCTTCGTTGGTGAAATTTGGCTGATTATCTTTTGGGCTTCGGTTTCAAGCGCCGCCGGTACGATCAAGAAATCGAGTGGTGTATTTAGGGAGTAACCTGTTTCACCCTTCGCCGCTTTTGATTTTTGTTTGCGTAGTAGCGCACGCAATGCACCTAATGAATCAACCGACAACGCTGCAGCGGTGGCAATGTTTTTGTGGTCTGCATGGAAAAGTGTTTTTCCGGTTTCGCCCATGGTCGGGTTGCTGGCCAATAAACCAAAAATCATGCGAATTTCAGCAAGCGAGGCTTGCGCGCCCATCATCATCGGTAGGCGTGATAATGCGTCCATGTCGTCGTTGATGATCATTTCACGCGACAAATTAACCATGCGGCCTTTTGTTTGTAGCGTGAGTGTTTCTTTGCTGTCGGTAAGCTGGCCGATTTGATACGCGCCAAGCTCTGTTTTTGGTAGCAACTGAGGTGCATCGCTTAAGCGCGTGATATTTTGCGGCTTAAAGTTTGTCATATTGCGGCGGTTTGCAAAACGCGTGAACGTGCGTTGGCGGGCAGCATAACCACGGGCCAGCTCGTTGTTTGCTACGTCAGCAAATACGGCGGGTAGATCGCTGGTCGATTGCAGAGCGGCACCGGCGATTTGCATCGGCGTCATGCCGTTAGTGCGCACACCATTAATGCTTAAAACGCTGCGGCATACGTCCATCAGTGACATGTGCGCGAATTCGTTCGGGCCTTCCAAGCGGTTTGCACCTGGCGCAACGCGATTTAATACAGCGGCGGTAATGTCAGCACGTAGATTTGCACTCGCCGCGTTGCCGCCGGAATTACTGCCGTTAGGCATTTGCTCGCGTGATTGCTCACCAACCAGCTTTAAAACGGCGGTACGGGCTGCATCTGCTGTCATTTCACCGTCGCACCATTCTGCAAGCATTTCAGCGGTTACGACGCTCGGTGCTTGGCCAGCGATGGTACGTAATTCAGCTTGTCGGGTACGCTCGGCTGTTGCGGCGGCTGCGGTGGCGGCCTGCATTTCTGCGGCTGGGGCTTGCATGTCAGCGGCAGCGGGTGACGGGGTTGCTGGTGCGGCGGGGGTCGCTGGTGTTGCAGGAACTTGAGCGCCTGCGGTCATTTTGGCTGTTTTCACGTCTTCTTCCTCTGTTTCTTCGGGGGTGTGATCGGCCACAGGCTGCGGCGTTTCGGGGTCTTTCATTAATTCCATGACGGCGACGGGTACTAACATGTCACCGGCAAAATTCATTTTTCGCGCCACGGCGGCGATGGGGTCTATGATTTCGTCAATCAGCCCAATTTCTAGGCATTTTGTGGCGTTAAACCATGTATTACCGCGCATTAATGCGAGCCATTCATCAGCGCTTAAGTCTGATTTGGCGGCGTAAATATCAGCGGCTTGCTGGCTAAATGCTTCGAGCTGATCGGCGGCGCTGCGTAGGTCTTCGTGGTTTCCGTATACATCGCCACCGGCAAAGTGGAAAAACTGCCATGCGTTTTGTGGCATACGCACGACATCACCAGCGAGGGCGACAATCGTGGCCATGCTTGCGGCCCATCCATCGATTGTGACGATTACGCGGCGTTCTGTGCGTTTTAGCGCGTTGTAAATTGCCAAGCCTTCAAGATAGTTGCCGCCGTCGCTCTGTATGCGAACGTGTAGGTCGCCGGTCGGGTTCATGCGTTCAAGTTCGAGCACTACGCTAAACGCGTCGAGGCCGTCCCACCAGTCGCCAATAATCCCGTACAGCAATAGCTCGCCTTGGCTGTTGATATAATTGCGCGCGGTGGATGCTTGCGCCGCATTCATGCTCGCTAGGGCCATTGCTGTACTGAGTTTATTCTTCATCGTCGACGGTCTCTTTTTCTGGTTCTGCTTCGGTGGCTGGAATGGTATTTCCTGCACCAGATACGCGGCGCGGATCGGTGTCAAAAATCAGGTTTAATCGATCAACCATTTCATTCCACGACGCAAATTGATTAATGATTTCGTCAGGGTCGTCGCCCTGCTCGATCAATGCGCGCTGCATTGGTTTTAATCCCGCGCGTACTGCTTTAATTAGCGGCGGGATTTCTTTTGTTGGGTCAAACATTTCACGGCGTGGCGGTATCCACTGACAGCGCATGTTGCGCGCCGGTTGGCCTGTGAGTTCGAGCGCTTCAGATAACCATTGCCATACGCGATTTAATAAAATCGGTATGATAATTCGGCTTCGATCGGTATCGACTTTGCGATACATGTCGAGCCAGCCCATTCGACCGCTGGTAAAGTTCACCTGTTTTAAATCTTGGGTTAATGCTTGGTAGGTGATATCCCAATCTGCCGCAATGTCGTGCAGTTGCTCTGTCACAAAATCATGTTGCCCGGATACGCTAGGCGGTTGGTTAAATGCGAAACCTTGGCCGCGACCAAGTTCAAGTAATAGGCCGGGTGTTAATTGTTCGGGCAATGCTTCTGGCGTACTACCGTCAGCGTTTGGACCAATGCTGTTATCTGTAACAACGCCAACCATGCAAGCGGCGACTTTCATTTGTTCGAGGCGGGCGTCTTGAAATTCGTCTAAACTTTTTGCTTTTTGCGCTGACGCTAGGCCGCGCGGTAAACCACGGATCTGGCCGGGGCGTAGGGTTTCGTATAGGTGTATGACATCGTCAGCGGGTATACGCTTTGATTTTAAGTTGTGGCCACGGTACAAGCCAATGTCGCCGGGGTGTTCGTCAAATATCCAGTACGCTACGGCTTTTTCATCGCTGTTTAGCTCTACGCCGTCAATTACGTCGTTACCATTGTCGGCATTTTTGCCGTTTTTGGTGTGGTCGAGGTGGTCGCCATCGAGTATTTTTAATTGAAGTGGTATGCCGGTTTCTGGCTCTTCGGTTTGCTGGCGAATGATTAGACATTCGCCGCTGCTGATCATGGTTTGAAATGCTAGGTGCTGGTAACCATAGAAATCATTTCGACCGTAAAGGTCGGAGCCGGTTGAACTACACCACGCGTTTATTTTTGATTGCAGGTCATCGGACTTTTTCTTTGCCGCTTTTGTTTTTGCGATGGGCGTAATATTTGGGCGAATGCCGGTTCCGATTGTGTGCGCAGTTTTGGCAGATACCGCTGATTTAATAATGCTGTTGTTTCTGCCTAGTTCGCGCATATTGCGGCGCAAAATTATTAGGTTATTACGGCCCACTGTTTTAGCGGACGGATCGCCTTTGTTTTTCATTCCACGGCGGCCCCGGCCTGCAGCGTCGTAGTTCATTTTGGCGCTCATGCGCTTTAATGATTTTAATGACGTGCGGGCGGCCATGCGCTTGGCACCGGCTACCGGGTTAAAAAATGAGACTAGGCTATCAATAGGGTTCATTTTTAATAGCCTTTGTCGTAACTGGAAAACGTGCGCGCTCGGCTGGTACGTGAGCTAGTAATCTGACCTAGTTCGCGGCGTAATTCGTCGCGGATATCGCGCATTTCTGACAGTGAGCGGTATTTAGATATCTGGCCATCGAACGTGAATTCAGTTAAGCCGGACGCGATTGCATTATTTATGGCGTCTAATTGTGCTGCTTTGTCTGCCATTAATTTCGGTTCCAGTAATCTGATTTTTTACGTGCGCGAGGCGCGGGTTTATTTGGTTTTTTAATTACGTGCTTCGGCTTGTAGGTGCGTAAATCGACGCCGCTGTATTGCTCGGCAAATATCACAGCGGCGGTGGCGTATCGTCGACAATCCCACGCTTCGTTTCTGGTGCCCTTCGGGCATTCCCATAGCCATACATCACGGCCTTTTACGTTTTTTAGTGTTCGCGCTTCTGCGGTAAACATTTCAAAATAACGCTGGTCGTGGCCGCTGAAATCGCCGCTTTCTTCTGAGGTCACGGGCCAGTGGCAAATTGGTTCTGGATCATGGATTTTCGTTTGACGATAAACCATGTCACCAACGGTCGTGGTGCCCACCATAAACAAATAACAGCCAGCTTCTTTCGGGCGCTTGGTGTCACTCATTTTTATGTATGAGGTACCTACGGCGTAGTCACCCTTGCAGGGTATCCACCACTCCGGATCAACACGCGCGGCCATGGCCAGCACTTCGTCATAAAACGAGCCGCCGGCATCGTGAAATACAACACTAACCGGCAAGGCCAGACCGTCTTCACGGTAAAAATTCCGGCGCATTTTTTCGACGATTAAATCTTGTATTACTAAGTCGTCAGGGCGGCCCAATATTTCTTTATATTCGAGCGACCAGTTTTCTTTATCTGCGCCCCATCCGACAATCTCATAAGCAAAACGATTGTCTTGGGTATCTACGCCAGCGGTTATGTATTGCACACCGTTTGGTATGCGTAATTCACCGTCTACGCGGGGGTAATATTCGCGGCGGCGAAATAGCGAGTCAGCGCTCATTTTTTTGCTAACGCCTTCGTGCCAGTATTCGCCAAGCGTGGTGTTTCTAAATACCTGTAATGTGCTGCGGTTATCTTTGCTGTCGAGCCATTCTTGTACGATCTGGGACCACGGCGACGTTGGGCTATAAGCGGCCCATACAATCACACACACGCGCTTTGGTGTTGGGCGTTCGTGACCTGTGCTGATCGAGTAAAAAAATAAACCGTCGCGGGTTTCTATGTCGTTTTCACGGTCGCGCCAAACACATCGTGGCTGGATGTCGAGGTAATCGGTGTACTCGAATAACGCCGCGCAATGTTCGCACTGGTACTGAACTGTTTCAGGATTGTCATCGATCCAGCGGAAACCATACGGCTGGCGACCATCACCAAATTTTAAAACTTGGAACGTGTCGCAATGCGGACACGGGATCTCACAACGCAAGCGAACGTCAGCGTTTTTTTCGAGCTTTTCAATGTGTGAATTTCCGCTAGTAGTCGGAGTGGTACCGAAAATTCCTTTAGGAAAACTCGAACCAACTAAGCGTTTTTTCATCAGCAATATTGGGTTACCTTCGTTTGAAGATTTCCCACGTACCTGGGCGACAAAACCGTCGATTTCATCGCCGACAATTACGTCTTTTGATAGTGCCCGGTAACCACCGGCAGCCTGACCGCCACGTATGTGGATAGAAAAGCCGGTTAAGTGCTTTTCATCGACCTTATTTTTTTCTGATTTCTTGTGAATATCAGGGAATATTTTTGCGACGGGCTTACAGTCTCGAATCGCTGGATCAAGTTCGAGGTTTACATATTCAGCCGCCGCGCCATC